GTTGTGGTGGTGATGAGAGCCTCACGAGTGAAGCGCATTGAGAAACCAACACGCCGCAGAGAGATCTGCTTGCTCACAGGATCTGTGGTGACGATGGCAGGGAAGTGAGAATCCTCTTCGAGATTCTGGGGGTCCTCAGCCAACGGATCGTCGATGAAGGAAGTTGTGTCACGGAACCAGCGGGCGTCGAGACTGTCGTTGCGAACGGTGCGCACCCAGTCGAAGAAAATCAGCTTAGGGCCGAGTTTCTCGATCAGGCCTTCTTCCACGAGCCGAGGCCGGCGAAGGAAGTCATCGGTAGGCAGCGTGACCGTAGGACCAGTGTTGTCACCGAGTTGTACCCTACGGTAATCCTGCAGAGAGGCCGTGAGATACTTCCAGCGATCACTACCCTTGCGCTGATTGATGTTATCCATCAGTGCGACATAATCGATTGTGGTCGTGCCGGGTTCGTCCTTGTAACTTCCACCATCTGGTCTCTGTTCACGCTCCAGCGAGACTTCGAAACCGTGTTTGTTGAGAATCTCGGCTACCGTGGTGGGCACAGTTGCCGTGATCTTGTCCGTATCGAGAGACATCAGAAGTTCCCCGTGAAGTCGAATAGAACCAATGCTTTGTTCCCGGAGGTCGCTGCCACCAGGACATAAGAGCTATTGGTAGTCAGATCCTGCTCCCACTCGTGTGCGGTAGTGTCATCAGCGTCGACACTGTCAGCAACTGCAACACCAGTTCCAGTTGAGGCGATGGTAACAAGACGAGTATAACCACCAAAAGCGTTCACGGTCACGGTACGGAGATTGGTCGTGGCAGTTGCTCCAGATGCAGCAGGCCACGGATCATCAGTGCCACCACCCCACTTGGGGGCAGAAGCAGCGATACCAAGCAACAGGTTCTGACCAGCAGGGTTGTTCTGTGCGACATAGTCAGCACTGACCCGCAGGAAGTTCTCCTTCGTTACCTGATCTGCCCATGTGATTACGAATGGCATAGTCATGCCAGACTCAGTCACGATGGGATCTTCCGTTCGCGTATAGTTTCCCTCGTTCAGTTCGATGGGAATCTTGAGGCGGGGTTCTCCAAATACCTGATTTGTTGCCATTTAATCCCTCCGGAACTCCACTTCGCGTCCACCACGAAGGGGGTGTCCCTGACCCTTGGCCTGATTGCGAGCAAGATCAGAGAGAACCTTGTCCTGCATCTCATCCAAAGCATCGTCGCTCAGATGGAATTCGGTGTCAGGCTTCTCATCGCTGACCTCACCAATATCGCCCATGGGCACTACAGGGTTCTTGGCTAGAAGAGACCGGAGCAAATCTCGGCCTTTCGCATCGGAATGCAAGTACAACGCCAGGGTCTCGTCCCGCATCGCGGGGGTAACAAAACCCTTCTGCGTGAACTCGACGATGAATTCCTTGGCGAGAGAGACTTGACGCTCCTTCTCCAGAACAACCACCCTGTCGTTCAATTGCTGGGCATTGGAGTCTTTGTCAGCAATCTGCTGCTTAGACACCTCCAGCTGTGCTCGAAGAGTCTGAAGTTCGTCCTCCAAGGATATGGAGGTCTCCTGCTCTTCTGTTTCCGTATTGTCTTCGTTTGACATACTTACACCAATTGCCTCCTCACTTGGAGGTGGATTCTCAGTTTGCGTTAAATTAACGCTTTCTTGAAAATTGAGTTTGATATCCTCACTACTGAGGATAACGGCATCCTCGCAAGCGGGATTACCAGTGAGCGTGAGTTCGACCACCTTCTTGATGCTCTTCACATTCAGATCATCATCGACCTTCAGAAGGAAGTTGGAAGAGACTGCGTGGAAACTTCCATCCTTGATCTTGTCCATACTTCCCTGATCGAAGATAACTGCCGTGACTTCTACACCCCCAGGTGTAGCCTTCTGCTCCACACCAAATCCCATTACAGAAGCGGGTTCATTGAAGCGATGATTCTGCACGATTCTGACATTCTCATAGAGAGCGACAGCCTCGTGAAGCACTTCCTCCGTAAAGGAAATTCCTTTCCACTCACCTGCAGTGATAGCCACCGCTTTCAGAGCAAGCATCTGCCGCCCTTTGATCTCCACATCCTGAAGGGTATGTGTCTGAGTTGAGTGAGCGATGTTCTCCAGATAGACATAACTCGTGCCCTCTTCGAGCATCAGTGAGATCTGATTCTCTGCAGTCATCTCCTGAATATCTGAGATCTCACTCTCGAAAAAGCCGAAGTCAAGCAACCACGCACGAGCAGAAGCGAAATCGAACTGAGGCTTATCGAAGATGAATGAGCGTATGTGACGAGATTCCTGCGAACCTGTCATCGAAACTCCTTCCTCAAGGAAATCTACGAAGTGATTCATATCAGCCCCATCGGAGACAGTGAAGATCAATTCTCCTTCAGTTTCGGTAATGCGCCGAGCAAGCATCGTGTTCTTACTCTCCGTTTCATCATCGTCATCTTCCATTGGAACACATTCTCCATCTTTCCGTCGTTGTCCCTCAGGACACGGTGCTGGACCTCCACCACTACCATGATCAGACAACTCTTCTGAATCATCGGCGAGTGCAGTCAACTCTACTGCAGCATTGTAAGTATCGTGATCAACACCAGGCATATACATCGTCTGACCCTCGATATCGTGCTCGTGAAATCCTTCCAATCCAAGGGAAGGAGCGATAGATTCTGCATCTTCTGCTGATGTGAAGATATGAATAGAGAAATCTCCAATAGAAGTAGGCGTGGTAGTAAGTTTCATTTCTTTGCTCATTCGTTGCTCCTCAAGTGAATTGCAAACTGCGAATCGCTGATCGCTATCAGGGAATTCTTTGATCTTCTGAGGATCTGCCATACAGTTTGCAATTCGGTCATCTTTAGCCGTCATCCTACCGAGACATTCTCCTCACTAGGTGGAGGGATATCGTCTGCTGCATCGCCTGCTTCTCCACCAGAAGTGCGTGGTTCTTTCGGATCACGCTCATCCTGAACCTGCACGGGTAGCGGATCTCCCACACCTTCAGGTGGAACATCCCACAGTTCGAGAGATTCACGAATCTTCTCCACATCATTGGTACCGATAATCTGGATCTCAGCCAGTTTGCGGTAATAATTAGCAAGTTGCTCCAGCTCCATAATGGACCAGGCGTTGAACACGAACCCGGGATAGGAATCCTGAGGTCCGAAATTGATATCGATGATCTGCTTGATATCCCGATCAATCCACCGCTTCAGATCATTCTGCAACTTGTGAATTCGAGTCAGTTTGAAGGAAGCAAACTGGGTCTCAGAGAGAGCACGAGATCCAAACTCAGTGTTCTGCCCAATGAGCAGATCAGGTGTCAGCAATCCCTTATTGATCTGGGAGTTACAATAATCGATAATCCGATTGTAAATGTCACCCTTCGCAGGTGGGAAATGAACATCGAGTTCCATGTCACGCTGTAGTGCAATGACAGATGTGGCTCTTCCTTTCTCCACTTCTTGACGGGCTTTGACAGTCTGACCTGCTCCCGTCTTCACTACAAGGAAACCACCAGCCATACGCTCTGCGAAGATGTTACGATAGCGGATGATCCACTCCTTGATAGCCCAAGATTGATGGATGCCTTTCAGAATTGGAGTCCCGTAGGGTTCACCATTCTCAGACTTGAACCTAAAAATATTGACTTTGTTGAGTGGAAGTCGAATCCGCTTGTTGCGAACCCTACGAATCGAGTCCTGCTCGACACGAATTTCCTTGCCCTGAGGGGTCATAAGGAAGGTAATCGTCTTCTGAGGAAGACCTTTGTAACGATTAATAATAACCATTCCATCTTCCCTCTGCTCGAACACCTTCTCCATTACAGAGAAACCGAGTGGAAGTGCGAGCAAAACATCAGAAAAAATGTGCATCAGATTGAGAGGCTCATACATATCCTCGATGAATGTAAGATGGTTTGTCTCCTGACCACCTACAAACTGTCCACCCTTACCGAGCACAGAATTGTTGATGAGATCCAACCCAGAGACGATCTGATCGTCTTTGGTCCGCATCTTGTCGTAGGTGCGAAAGGAAAGAGGATCTGTGTTGAAAACTTCGTCGCCAACACGACGGAACGACTGATCAATCTGAATACCCTTGTCTCCAGGTGAAGGACGAGCGGGTCCGTTCTGCAATGTAGCAGTTAGATCCTCTTCAAATTCCTTCCAAAATTTAGGAGGACCTTCGTCAGGCAGAGAGAGCATCAGTTTGCGCTAATTCAGCGCAGCAACCGTTATTATAGGTTGCTATGGATTTCGTAGGGGTGAAGAAGAGGTAGGCTGGGACTTAGAATTCAGGTTCCTGTCCCATCTAGGCACAATCCGCTTTGGAGGCGGTTCCTAGAACCTATTAACGGTCACCTTGAGACCGACTGACCTGAATCAGCGAAGATCAGTTAGGCGTCTCAGTGTAAAAAGATTTTGAAGGAAAAATGTGGCAACAATCATCATAACAAGCATCACCAATTTCATGAGGACTACAATGATGCTCTTCTGGATGAACACATTGTTCTTCTTCAATCCATTCTATTTCTTCTTTACAAAAAGGACAATATTTGAAGTGTGGTGTATTGTCAGGTTTAATAGGCCAATCTAAAACAATCTGACCTACAATGAATACTCTCGTTCGCGATTCATCCCACTTCTCAGATGTCTCACAACAGTAATTCCATATCATTTAAACGGGACTTCCTTCCCTCAGTGTAAAAAGGTTTCAGACATCCTCAGGTAGCGACGAGTACGGATCATCATCCAACCATCTCGAACGCTTCGGTAGACCCATCTCGATAGGTTCTAACTTCTCCTGAGATGTAATTCTCATCCCCTCGTTGAAGAAATCATCGAAAGTCTTACCCTTCGATCCATATGAGATCGATTCACCCTCACCGATGTAGAGTTTCCCAGCCATGAGAGCCATCACCATAGACCACACACGGTCGTCGTGGTGCTTCTTATCGATCTTGTTGTAGATCGGCTTGCCTGCACCATTGCGCTCCTCTGGCATGTCTTTGAGCTGCTGTACGAGCCCGATTTCGTCCCACAACCATAGGTCATCATGCTCCAACAGCCGCTGAGCGTTGTGAATCAGCTTCAATTTCGAGTCCACAGTAAAGATCCAGGGCAAACAACTCCAAGGAAGTCGATCAAAATAGGCCTCATATGCGATGTCACCGATACCTCCTTTGTCCACAATAGTGTATTGAGGACGCCAGAAATCGAACATCTCAGTCATCTCAGAGAAGATTTCCTCCCACAAAAGGCCCGTATCCCACTGTTTGTGACCCACCATCTTCCACACCGGAGGGTTCCATTCGAAGATTGTGAGCACCGTATGATCACGATTGCGTCCCAGATCGACTCCACCCACATAGATTCCGTCCTGTTCACGATAGAAACTACGCTGATTGTGTCCCACTGTGGCGTCATCTACCTGCTTCCAATCGAAAGCGAAACCTGTATCGAAGTTGAACTTGCATTCATACTCAGCCTCGAACTGAAGCCGTGGATAGTTTGCACGAGCGTCCTCGACCAGATCCCTATCCACCGTAGTGGACTCATACCATGGCTGTACTACCTTCACGATCCGAGTTCCATCGGGTGCTTCACCTGCAGGCATCGATTTCTGCACATACTTCATGAAGTGGTTACGACCTGCGGGCGTTCCTGCTTCCCAATACTTGGTTTTCACTCCAATGTCGTCGGATCCAACACGAAGTCCTTTGATAGCCGCACCAGAAGGAAGAATCGAGCCGAAGTAGATATCATCCACCACATCTTGGCTCTCATCAATGATGATGTGCGTGGGCGAGAAACCACGAACTGACTTGGTGTCCTTGTTCGCCGTGAACGCTCGCAGAGTATTACCATTCTTCATGTTGATGGCACCACCTTTCAGAATCGGGTGCGATACCATCGAGTAGAGGATCGGCGAATCTCGTATCATCTCTACGATAGAGTTGAACATAACACCAATGGACTGGTCCTTGGTGGGCGCATAGATACCGATGGAAACATGATCACCGAAGGCCAGAGCGTGAGTTGCACAGATAGCCAGAGCGGTGGACTTGCCAGTCTGACGAGAGAAACACGCTACAGTATGCGTAAACTTTAGGCAAGATTGCGCAAAGAGAAGTTGCTTCGGATTCCTGGCGAGGTCGATCTTGTGAACCTTGACTGAAAAGAAGTTGATGTCAGTCTTCAGGCGATGAAGGAATTCCTGCTTGTTCATGTAGTATTAGCCTGCTTGACAGAAGCTACTTCCTGATCAAACAGATCCTCGAAATCAACTTCCTTCTCCACAACTTCCTTCAGCTTCTTCATCATGTTGGGTGTGACACCGAGTTCACGCCGATAGCGAAACAGAGCATCACGGATCTGATGTCGAGGGCGTCCAAGCCACTCTGACTTGTTGATGTCGTTGCCGATCTGGTTGTCGAGGTAGTCGAGTTCGAGTTCGCACCGAACCATCTCGATCACCATGCGTGAGTGGAACTCCCAATCGAACAATTCGGGATAGTGTTTGACTAGCCCCTCTCGATAGAAGTTAATCCGCTTACGGTATTGTTCCTCCCAGTTCTTGTTCTTATAGAAGGGAGTTACTCCCATTGAGGGATTGAATATCGTTCAGTAATAAATAAGGTTTGGGATTAATTAATGGCGTCGCTGTTCGTTAGCTGCTTCTGATTGAAAATGAACAATAGTCCACGATCATCCTCGACAACCAGCCGGACCTTTCCACTCAATTTAGTGAACACTGCGACTACGATACCCTCGTAGATGTAGTCACCTTTGTCCTTTCGAACCCGATCTCCTACTTTAAATTCCATTCAAACTCTCATGCATGTAATCGTGCTTGTAGTACTCGTGCCACGCTCGTTCTGATCCCGTATTGAATTGCTCTGAGCAGCGACGACACTTCACTGTAGCACCTTCTCAGCCCGCTTGATGAGATCAACAAGGTTCTCATTATGAGGATCATGGAGGAAATGCATCGCTCGGAGCATCATCACCATCTCCTTGATGAGCGGCTTGTAATCTATCTTCCAAGGAGAAATCTCAGTATGATCACAATCTCGACACCACCAATGACCAAGTGCGTTGTCGTAGAGTAAATCATGATCATTCTTTTTGCACTTCACCCAACCACCTCTCGGGCTTTCTCCTTCCACACAGATAGAGCAGTTGCCCAATCGTCAGCGTAGTTACCATCTATGGCAAGTGCCTCATCAATCAGCCCGAGCAGGGTCTCAATATCGTAACACATTGCTTCCATAGTAGGATGAAGGAACTTGTCTCGAAAGGAAACCCAATCAGTGGTTCGTTCTCGAATCGTACTCATTCACTCAACCTCACGGCGGTAAGACTCTTCTTCTCACAGAACGCTCTGCCCTTCTCCCAGTCGCCCACGATCAGGTAGCGGTCGACATTGATTTCTCCTTCATAACGCTTCTTGGTGCCGTGCTTCTTCGGAGCGTCCCGCAGGTAGATCATCGGTAAGTGGAGCCGGTGAGCAATGTGTGAAGCCAAAGGAATTGACTCGATGTTTGTAGCCAGCACGCCTTCGAAGGTGACCCATATGTCTTTCCAAGCGTGGGTCATCAACAACACACCTTGCAGGCTTCCCAATATTGCGATGCGAAATCTTCGGTGTGCGACTTGATTTTCCGTCGCTTTCCTCTCACATATTGAGCCCGCTTGTCGTAACGAGTGAGCCTGTGACAATCAACATCAGCATGGTAGAATCGGGCCACTCCCCGAGTCCGAGATTTTCTGTAAACTGTTCTACTCATTTCTTGTCTCCTTCATCTGGGTGCTCACATTTACACTCTGAACATCGCCCGCGCTGAAGATGAATACCAACGGGATGCCCACAATTAATGCATGGTGGGTTCTCATCCACAACGGGATCCTTCCCATTGCATAGGCAATCATCATCTTTACACTGGACCAGTTTGTGGCAACTCTCGCACATATGCTTGCCATAGTGTCGATGACCTACGGGGAAGACGGGAGGAGCAAGACCACCACAACTACAGGTGATAGTCTGGACCTTGAACGGATTCCAGAGAGGCCGGCTTTTTGCTATCTTCACCGGCCAACACGCCAGGCACTTCTCGCATTGGTGGAGCCGGTTGATTCCACTGACACCGTGGAGCGACACGATTCGGACTCCACCTCCACAAGCATCGCAGGTCATTTCGTCACCGCGTCTGCTCCTAGTGCCAGTGCATGTAGCCGAGTGACACCTCTTATTGCCACACCGTTGGGCTTGCCCCACATCTCAACCTCGTATTCGGGTTGCTCCTTTCCAATTGCGTCACTATTGTCCATAGCGATGAGCCATCCTATAATTTCCAACCGCTGCTCCAGCATCCATGAATGAGCCGGGTTACAGCAGGGGTCCCAGTCAGCGAGCAAGATGACATCAATTTCGCTGAAGTAGACATAAGGGACTTCCCCCAGTTCGTCAGCGGCGAAGATCTTGATCTCCCAGAACTTCTCAGCCAGCCGCTTGCAGAGCTCGGCGTCGTGATGTTCATCGGTCATAGTAATACTACTCCTACTGCCACACCGAAGAAGAAGATCACAGCGTAGAGTATTCCCAGAGTATGCCAATCCTGATCATCCCACCAGGGGGTGATCCATGCATTGAACAGGTCCTTCTGTCCCTCAGACCACTCAGGTTCCGGGAGAGCTGTATCACAAGTAGGACAATATGGCTCCATGGTCATCATCATATGATCGCAGAGATCGACGGTCATTGTCCTTCCTTCCACTTCAGCCACAGGAACGCGGCGAAGTTAGCGATGTCGAGGAGCTCATCGGCGGCAGCATCTTCATTCGGGAATTGTCGGTTGATACTCACTTCAGTTCGGAATTCCTCAATTTCATCATTGAGACGATCAATAAGGAATTGCTGCGAATAATCCTTCCACGGCGTCAGCGAGCGGTTCTCCTTGCCTGTGCCGTTGCAGCGTTCGCAGATAAAGAAAGTCTCACCAAGAGGGATTTTACCTTGGATTCCTCCTTTCCCCTCACAATGATGACACTCACCAGTTGCACGCAAAAGGAATTTCTCATGCATACTGTCAAAGAATTGCTGCATTATTCTGTAGCCTCCCATCTCTCATCACACTCAATACAAATATCGTACATGTCACCATCACCATTAACACGAGCAATGAGAGGATGTTTACACTTCATTCCACCTCACCCCGAGGCGGCTGCGCCGCATACGGCTCCTTGCACATCGGGCAGTAGTCGTAGTGTTGTAGATCCCAGCGATACGGTGCATTCTGCGGATTGTCAAGCCATGCGCACATGGTATTCTTACACTGGACGAACTGGGTGGTCATTCTTCCTCCATATTCAAAGTCTTCAATGCCTGTTCTACATCATATTCTCGCTCGAAGCGGTCTGCTACTTTAGACATACGATAGTAGCATTCGATACACTTCGGTCGAAAATAATTCGTGTGTGTAAAGTGGTTGATTCGTAATTCCTTCTCCTTCCACTGCGTATACAATGTGTGAATTAGCCAACCCCAACAAAACCCAATGAAGCCTCCAGCAACGACGCTCCAGAAAGGAAATAACCCGTAGATGGTCATCCTTTCACCGCCTTCATCCCACACCACATACACTGCCAGCCATCATCAACTTTATTCCAAGCGTGTAGAACCCGTGGCGTTCCCGGGATTTGCTTACAGGTCCTACGAGCGAGTTCGACCGTGCTGATGATACGCTGCACCTTCCATCGATCTGTGATCTTATAGGTGACAGGTTCCTCACCGAGAGTATGATCAGTGTATTCCGTACCCGTCTCGATGGAGAGGTAGTGCTCGACCACAGCGAGAATTCCTTTGTAGGTTTCTTCCTTCATATTTCACCACCACGATTCCAACTAACAACCCAAGCCATGACATCAGCCATATCCGCATTCTGCTGCTTCGTATCCTCTCCAAATCTGTTCAGCAGAGAGATGGCACATTGTGCATGACCACTGGCTTGAAGGAAAGTGAGGCTCATTCGACGGGGCTGAAGTAGACTATAAGCGTGGCGATACTCAGACCAGATGTGTTCGATCTCTTGTCTATTCATTCCGCACTCGCCCAATAATATCGGTCTTTCATAGTCTCCTCGATATCGATGATAGTCATTTTTCCACTCGTATGCCACAACTTCATTGCTTTAGTTTCTGCATCTTCTTTCCTATCAGCTTTGACGATTCCTGTATAACCAGCTTCTGGATAGAAGTCTAGTACGACAAGGAAAAGTTTCATTCTTCATCTCCAATGATGACTTTTATGCCGGCCGCTTCGAGTTCTGCAACTTCATGATCACTCATGTGATCAGCCATAGGTTGTGTCAACTCGAACTGGACTTTACATACTGGGCAGGGTGCAGTAATGGTTAGCCACGGGCGTGTCATTCTTCCTCCTCAGGAACAGTGTCACTGAATCCAATTGTATTCACACCATCATTACAAAAAAATCGATATGCAATTTCTTCTCGACCACTCCACAATGTTTCTTTACTCACTATCGTCCCATGAACTGCCTGCGGTTGACCACAACGATTACACCAGCGGTCATCCATTGATGATAATCGAGGCTGATGTTCTTCTATAGCCTCTTGAAAGGAAGGAAGTGCAGCCACTTCATCGGGTGTCATTCGTATTCTTCTCCTTTGAGTCGCATCACATAGTGAGCAAGGAACATAACGATCTCACCCACACTGAGTCCTGATC